GACTTCGGTTTCTGAGGCATAAAAATAGTTTGGCCTGGCATTGTTTTTGACCCCAATTAATCGCTCATTTTTCACCGAAATAAACTGTGGCTTTGGTGCGGCAGAATTAACGGCTCCTATAGTGGCTCCTAACGCTCCATCGGCGATATTGTCTGTGTAGGTTGTTGTTGTGTTATCAGCAATAGTTGTTACTAGCTTAAGCGTAGAGCCGCCGTCTTCTGTTCGGTACAACTTTCTTTCGTCGGTATCTGTAGGCCCTACAGGTAAGCTTAAACTTATTTGATTGGTATCTACTGTTAATGTATTTGATACAGTGCCTGTGATTAACTCAACACTGTTAACTACATAAGTAAGCGCATAATAATATTCTCCGTCTGGCAGCCCGCTCACACCTGAGTCTCTAGCGTAGGGTGCCCCCATTTCTTTGACTACAGGTGTCCCATCAATATTAGAATAAACTAAAATATTGTCATAACCATTTGATATGAATAACTGATCATTCAGTATCGCGAAGGTGCATTTATGGCCAGCCGTTAGTCCTGTATAAATCGTCACAGGCGAAGTTATAAAATCCTTGACCACAAGGCCGTTAACAACGGCAATAGATTCGTTTACAGATACAGAAGAATTATTTACATATGTAAATTCAAATATTCCGTCAATGTCCGCAGAAACAGAAGCATTGTACTTAATTGCGGGGAATAATATCCTACTTGCGCCAATAATATCGTCGTAGTTAAAGTTTTCAATTTCATAAAAGTAATCACTTGGAACAAACTTCCTGCTAGTGTCATTCCTTAAACCTTTGCTCTGTGTAAGTGTTAGCTCCATTATATAAACACGCTCTGATTTGCTCGTTCCCAATCATATGCTCTGCCAATATACGATCCGTGAGTTATTGCTGATCTGCCCACTTCTATATCTTCTTTTGCTTGTCTTAAAAATGCGGCGCCGTCAATTTTGTATTGCTGCGCCCTGCCTGGATCTATCTTAATTAAAAGAGAGTAAGTCGTAAGGTCTATGATTGAGGGCATATGCTCATTTGGAATGTCTAGGTCAGAGGCTAAGTCTGATGGGAAGATAATGTCTGACGAGTCCACGGTTATTTTAATTGGCACTTTCCTGTAATGAATGTTCAAATTATTCTCGTTTACTTGGCTTGATGTTAGATGAATGGCGGCAGTGGTGTTCTCTATCTCTCTGGTGCAATCCACAAAAGAGGTCGTTGTCTTTGATTTATATTTTATTTTTTCATTCCCTATCGTTATGCGCCCATTTTGTGGAGGGAAATTAGTTGTGGATATGACTGGTATTGTGGTCGCTACTTCGTTTATTTCTGACGTTGTGTTTGTTGTAGAGTTTCCGCTGGAAGGATCTGGGTAAAAGGAAATTTCATCGTCCCAAATACTTATATACTGCGGTATACCTGACGAGGTCAAAGTCGGAAACTCTGTCTGCGTAGTGTTTAATGATTTTATGTTTATGGGGTATTTCCTGCCTTGCAACCAAAGAAAAATAAATCGATACCCTTCTCCGCGTATGATGTCTGTCGGGCCTGGAACTGACCTCGTGTTGGCCGCGACAGGTGTTGAATATGTGCCCTCAATAGCCTTTGTAAAGGCTGCATATTGGTCAAGTACCATCTGGAACTGCCCTATTAAATTCGCGTTAGAAAACAAGGCGTTTATATTCCTGCCTGTGTTGTCATCATTTGTGTTTGTCTGAAATCTTATCCTGCTAACTGCGTCTTCTACTATCATTTATTACTCCTATTTGTATTGAAACCAGATGTTGTTGTGAAAAATAAACTCTGCTGATTGGTAATTTATTAAAGTTAAAGAAGTGCCTCCATCCATCAAGTAAATGGGCTGAACGGCGTAATAAATATTGTTGTATATAGTTACAATTACAGATGTTGAGTTTGTTTCTCGAAAAATTCTCATAGTTTGACCCTCGGCATATCCATTCTGAAACCCATATAGATACAGAGAATCTCCTCCCAAAGTGACATAGTAGGCTGCTGTGTTGGAGGTGTCGGGGTTATTGCCGTGAGTGGCCGAGACGTACAGGGTTGTATGCAGGACTTGTTTATATATTGGCTGACCTTGGAACTGATATTCATACCAGTCTGTTTCAGCAGAGGAATCGAAAACTCTTTTCCACTCCCGAATATGTGTGTCGGGTGCTGTCCCAGAATCGTAATCCGCACACATTATTTTCTGTTGCCCTGCTCCCAATGACCCTGTTTTTATGGTCTCTAAAATATTGTAATCCGATGTTGCAGGTAATTCGGCAGGCCAAGTAGTAGCAGCTCCTTTGGCTCCTAATCCCCAATACCCTGTATTTCTGTAAGAAGCACTATCAAGATCGATAGCAGCATATGCGTTTTCTAGATCTCCTGATATTCCACCAGTATTAACACCTACCCATCCCGACCATGTTACCCCCGCGTAGTCCTCCCATGTGCGGAAAAATATACGACCAACCTCTGTGGTCGCAGTTCCGCTTGCAGAGTAAACTAATTGAATACCGTTGTCTGAACCGCTTTTATACACTTGCAGAACCGCCTCATCGTTCCAACTCGGCATACCTGAGGGTATATTTGTAGCGTTCTTATCTACTGAAAAAATTCCTGTGGTTAAATAATCGTTTAAGTTGTACGAAGGGCTAGGTATGGTTAAATCGAATGGAACAAAATTACCAGTTGTTGATGTTGGCAGCTCTGTCCAATCGGTGAACGTATAGGATCCAGCGTCATCTTTCCACATACGAATCCACGCTTGATTGTCCGATGAATCCGCGTCACTCGCTATGCATAACTGGCTTCCTCCACTTCCAGCTTGAATTACTAAAACAGAAAAATTGTCCATCGACGCACTTGAAGCTGTCGGTCTATTAGCAGCAGTTTTATCGCATACTTGAACTTGGGTTGTAACTAGATCGTCTAAGTCTGTTACCACTCCAACTGTGTACTTAAATGGTACAAAACGCCCGTCTATATTTTCGACAATATTTGTAGAATTGTTTCGAGAAAATGTGAGATCGCCTGTATTTTGATTCCACGCTACACCTGACAAATAAATATCATCAGCAGTTTCGACATAGCGACCGTCGAGATCGGCCGTTACGGTACCTGTATCTGTTCTAGTTAAAGTCAAAACTCCATTGCCTGTATTAAACGCAGCTGCATTTACATAGTCGTTTCCATCGGCTCCTGTTGGTATTGTTACCTTGACTGTAGAGGCATCCGTTAAAGTTAATGTTAACTCTCTTGTTCCTGAATTAAACGCAGCAGAATCCAAATAAACATCAGTTTGAGAATAACGCCCATCGAGATCTACAACTACTGTTCCTGCATCTGTTCTGGTTAAAGTTAGCTCACCATCTGACGTATCAAAAGCAGCACTACTAACATATGTGTTTGCCGTTGCGTAACGCCCATCGAGAGATTGGGTAATTGTGACACCGTCATTCCTAGTCGCGGTTAATATTCCTGTTCCAGTGGCGAAGGCCAAGGCCGTTAAAAACGTATTCTCATCAGCCTCTAATTGTTGAGGATTATATATAGTTGTCATGTTCCCTCACAGCCCACGAGGTTCTTTCCGCCTGCCGCACAAATTCCGTAAACGTTCCCTGTAAAGATGGGATTCTCTAAAACGATGTTGCCACCGTTGGCATTTAACCTTATCCCTTGGTTCATCACAGCAGCTGATCCAAGAGATAAAAATAAAACGACATCAGAATCGTTAACCAGAACTAATAATTTCCGTCCTGCTTCTGCTGCTCTAATGAGCGTGGAGGTTGATCCGACGGTCACGGAGAAATTGACTGCCGTATCAAAATCCAAATGTCCCTCGATGGTCGTCACCGTCTCAGGAACGAACGGATCAGCTTGTGTCCCAGTCCCAGTGGACTTGTGGAACTGGATACCTTTGTTTTCGCTGATCCATCCGTAGTTAGTCATCTATGCAACCTTTACTGTTCTCCCTGCATTAATAACTATGATTGACTCTCCACCGCTAGTAGATGTTGTGGCTATCCCAAGCGACTCTTCATCAAATATAGTCCCTGATGTATTCCCTTGTTCAACATTGGAATTACCACGACTTACCTTCACATAGTTACCAGACACTACGTTTACATTGGCCGCTACAGTTATATGCCCACTGAGCTTTACCCATGTAAATTCTCCAGCAGAGGCATCTACAGTGGTAAATGCTATGCGCTGTCCAGCTGTTGCGGCTTCCAAGGTGTCGATTACAGCCTCCGCTTGAAACCCACCAGGGACAATCATTCCGGGAACTCCCGAATTAAAGTTATCCCCAGCCTCAACCCACATATACTCACTCATTGCGCGTGTATACGTCGAACTATCGTTTGGACTCACCACAATTTCTTCTACGTATATAACTGCCCCAGCTATATATTTAGTCCGATGCGTACCTGAGTCAAAGACTCTATCTAGGTCATCTGTTTTAAACGAAATCGGGTTATAAAGTGCTGAAGATGCCATATTATGCCGAAATTGTTACCGTTCTGCCTGGGATAATAGCTAAACTTATTGCTGATGAAGCAGTAGAGGTTTTTGCCATTCCAATTGAATTAACTGTCAAAGTTGTGCCGTCTGTCTCTACATCCGTTTCAGTATTATCTACTTTTACAAAATCGCCAGCGGTAATGCCAGCTTTTGCGGCCGCAGTTAGAACACCAGAAACTTGAGCAAAGAAATACTCGCCAGACGTAACAGCGTGAGTGTTGAACCCTACCTGTGCGCCTGATGCTAATGTGGCTATGGCTTTCGTTATAACTTCGGCGTCTCCACCTGACCCTGCGGTGATCTCGAAAGGGGTGCCAACGGTTGCGAAACCTGCGTGAGCCTTGACATAAATAAACCCACTAGGCTGTGCTTTTGCGGCTTCTTTAATAACTAATGAAGACCCGACAGGGTATTTCATTGTTGCTGAGGAACTTGTGAGGTCGCCAGCGTCTATAGAATTAATATTGTATATTGCGTTTGTTGCCATCTTGTTTTACCTCCTTATGCTGTTAGTGCTTTGAACACACCGTTGTATCTTCTAGCCGTACAGACCAAATTCATAACCATATAATTTTGACTCGAAACTACAGCCTGTGAGGGTAGTCTCATTGTTGATGTGTCTACTGGTGCTGTTTTTCCTTCAAATCCATACTTGTAGATCAATTTGAACGTTGGTGTTGCCATTACATATAAATAATTATCGGATGTAGCACCATCGGCGGATCCAGGGCTAAATGAGTCAATACTCCAGAAGACGCCATTGTAGGTCGCCCCACTGAACCCAGCGCGCAATGTAGCATCTGTTGCAAATTGCTGCTGTGACTGTTGACTGCCGAGGAACTTGTTAAGCACGAAGGAATTAGAAATCATCAAGTTAGGTGCAAATCCACCAATATCGTTACCTTGTGTTTGTCCGCGCCCGACTAGCGTCATAAATAACGTGTTTAGGTTAGCGTAATTTATTGTGTTTGTAGTCGTATCTATCTCTGTTAACCAAGTTGTAGAATCGTCTAAATCCGTGTTGGTCAAGCCTGCATACGCGGTTCCACTAGCTGCAAAGACTGCACCTAAACCTGTGATGCTGCCACTTGCAGATCCGTCACCATGTAGTGCTGAGGATATGTCTCTGGAGGCTGCTTGTTTTGCGCCTTCAATCTTAGCTGTGATCAATGATTTGATCGCTAATGGCGTGTTATCTGTCTTTGCAAAATCGTCCAAAGTGAACGAAATGTTGCTGTAATAGTACTTCCAGTCAAAAGTTCCGTGACTTAGCTGTTGGTTAGCGTTCGTGTCGATTGCGCCAAAGCCGCCATCAAACCAGCCTTTAGATTGGTTTTCTGCAATTTGGAGAGCGATCTGCAGTTGAGTTCCCCCAGACGCATGCTCAAGATTGGGTTTTTTTGTCATCAAGTGAAAAAAGTAGTTAGCTTTTGAAAACTGATCAGGAATTTCTGATCTAATCAGTCTATTGGCAACTGCCATAGCCTCATTTAATTGATCTGCTGTTAATGCCATTGTTTATGCTCCTCTATAGTCCGAGAACCTTATCTAGAACGTCACCGTAGCGTTGATAATTAGCTGGCGCAGTAGATTGTTTAGAGTCTGATGATGGAAAAGATGAAGTGACGGACTTTTTCTTTAACGCGTTTTCTGCTGCTCTGTTAGCGGTATTTTTGAGTGCTACTTCTGCTGCTTGCGATTTAAAATAGTGCGACCAGGATGCGGGATCTACGTTTGCTGTTGTCATTGCATTAACGAAATCGTCTTTGTTGTAGTCAATATTATACTGCTTGGAAAAAGCGTCAATTTGTGTAAATTGTTCAGTTTTCTGCTGATCTTTATATTGACCCAACGCTTGCTCTTCAATCTGCCCTTTCCATTGCATCAGATCATTAATCTGACCTGCGTAAGGGTTATTATCTTGTGCTTGTGGCTGTTCTTGGCTCTGCGGTGTTTTGTATTTGTTGATTGTGTCTAAGAGTTCTTTTCCTAGTTCGGGATGATCAAACAGTTTCTCTAATTGCTCGTAGTCGGTTTTATATTTCTCAAGATCCCCTACTTGCGTCTTATAATCACCTAACTGCGTGTCAAAGTCGCCCTGTTTTTTTTCGTGATACTTTAATGATTCATACATCTTATTGGGATCTTCGCTCCAATGATCTTTGAATCTTTTATCCTCTTCCCAATTAAGGTCTGAATTTTCAACTTGCCCTGTTGATTCGGCTTGAGTGTCTAGTTCAGTTTCTTGACCTTGCCCAAATGCTAGGGTGGTCTTTTCTGGCTGTTCCTCGACTTGCTCAGGTGCCTCTGCTACCTGGGTGTCTTCCATTTTTTAACTCCTTTAAATTTTTTTAAGCTTTGCCAGGATCTGGTAAAACTTGATCTAACTGATATTGGTAACTTGGATACACTGCGCTTTCTTTATCTGAGGGTAACTCCCTATTGCTGATCCGTACGATACAGTTATCAAGGTTCATTAACGCTTCTTTCGCATTGCCGTTAGCGATGGCGTTTTTAGCTGTCTCTAGTTTTGAGACTAACTGGGCAGGTGTGTAGCCACCCCAGTCTTTTTTTGTGTAAGAGAGCATTTCGTTGCTGTCAGTGCGGTCTATAACCCTCTCTTTAATTCGGACTTTTTCTTTTACTTCTACTTTCTTCTTTTCTTCCTTGTCTCGCTCTCTGGAACGACCGTATCCGTCATCAACCCCAATCTTTATAATGAACGTGTTTTTGTCTTTCTCTACTATCTTACCCATCAGTTTTTTTTGCCTTAGACTTGGGTTTCTTTTTAGTCGCTTTCTCTATTTTTTCGGGTAATGCTTCTATCTCTTCATCTAAGGTCTTAACAATCGCGTCTGATTCGACAACAAGTTCGTCAATTTCTTTATCCTCTTCCTCATAAGACGCATCTACAAACAATTTCTCTGCCACTGACATCGGGATCTGGAATTTAGCTATATCAATCTGAACGGCTATATGGTCTTCAATCATCCCCATTTGTCCCTTTGGCATTAAGCTACTAACCCACGTGCATAGCGGGATATTAGACTTGAATTTTAGGTTCTGTCCGTACGTAAAAGGCATACCTTAATTATATGTTTCATTTTTACGTAAGTCATTAGAGTATTGTGCTGTAAAACACTATTTAAGTGAGTAATATTACAAAATATTCAAGTGATGTTTAACGCAGTTAGCACTAATATATATGTAATGTCCCCAAAAGAAAATACATCTTTCATTGAGTATCTAAACTCGCTTAGACGATCTGCGTCAGCGAACCCCATATATAAGAGTTTTTCTGAATATGAGCGTTTTTTCGAGGGGAAAGTTAGACCTGTAATAAAAAGCAACGAATACTCAACACTGCAAGGTAATGAGGCTTGCTTTTACAACGTTATCAAGCCAATTATCGAGACAAAAGCGACTATCGCACTAGACAGCCAAATAACCACATCTGTAAAACCGACTTCGTTGTCGCATGCTAATTTTTCTCAACTTGAAGAAATAGAAAATATTGCTGAAATCCTAAACGATGTTTGGGATTCGGTAAAAAGAAAAACAGAACTGCAAGAACTTAACCAGCGCATAGTTCGTGATGGTCTTATTTATGGAATCGGTGTTGCAAAAACTGCCTGGGATCAGACCAAAGAAGACGGTCTTGGCAATGTCTCAATCACGCGCATCTCCCCGCAGGACTTTTTTCCAGAGCCTCAAGCAACATCGATCCAAAACGCTAACTATATCTTTGTTCGCCGTGTTATCTCTAAGTTCGATTTAATCAACCAATACAAAGGAAATAAAAAGGTAACTGATATTATATCTAAGCTAAATGCGCCAGAAGGGAAAGAGAGTAGCAATAAAGTACAGTCGAATGTCGTCGCATCTTTTACGAACTCAGAAAAGGGCGGTCAGGCGTACTTAGAAGAGTCGTCGTTTCTTGGAACCACCACAAAACACAACGTCGAGATCTGGGAATGTTACCTAAAAGACGACACTGTTTTCGTCGCACAAAAAGACGACTCCACACAAGATCAACAGATCAAAAAGAAAGAAATCTTTAAGTATCCTAACGGTCGTTTAATCATTTATTCAGGAAACCATATCCTAGAAGACAAGCCTCTAGATTACCCTTTTGGGTTCCCATTCTCAGTGTTCCAGCCAACGCAATCAAATAACCTTGTCGGATACGGTGATGTTCACGATCTAATGTATACGCAGTCACGCCTAACAGACGCATATTTAAAGCTAAGTACGTTATTGATGAAATATAAGTCGTTATTATTAGTTTCTCCCGACTCTGTATCACCAGGTAACTTAGAGAAAGATTTCGACATTATCTACACGAAACCAGGCCCAATTACACCTCCACAGCTAATAACTAATAAACTGACCGAAGATATACAAATTGTCAGACAACATATATCTGACCTAAAAAGTGACGCATTAAAAATAGCTAGAATTAACGAAATCCTACTGTCAGGTGAGCGACCTGTCGGGGTAAATTCTGGGAAAATGGTTCAGGATCTTATCGAATCCCCGCTGTCGGCAATACGAGAGATCCAACGTAATTTTAAACAATTCTTAGTTAATATATCTAATAAATCTATCTCGTTGATTCAACTCTACTATAACCAACCACGTATACTTAGACTATCAGGCGAGCGCTACGCAGGTATTAACGTAGACGATATGGGCAATACATCGATTGATGTAATGGATGAGAGCGGGGAAGCAATCAACACGATTATGAACGATTTTTCGTTGGCCGAATACGAGGTTGAAGTTCAAACTGGTTCGGCACTCCCACAATCACAACAAGCTCTAGCAGCAATAACGATGCAACTGGCCAGAGACGGCATATTTGGCGATATTAATAACCCAGATGTCAAAGAATTGATACTTAAAACACTGGATTATCCGAACTACAACGCAATACTTGAAAGAATAAAAGAAGACGAAGTAAAAATGGCTGAAATGCCTAACCAACCCCAGTTTTCAGACTACCTAAAAAACCTAACTATGTCGCTAGGTGATGTTTTGAAGCTCGTTGATACACTAGACCCAAATACTAAAGAGACAGCAAAACTAACCATCACCGATACTCTAGGCATAACATTCCCGCCACCACCACCAGAAGAACTAGCACAACCTATGGAAGAAATGGGACTAGAAGAAACTATAGAATCATCACCAGAAGGCATAGAAGAAGACGCTACTTTTGTAGACTTTTCCCAAAACTAAACGCAGTTAGGGCTTGAAAAAGTAGAGAGCATCATTTATAAGTAATAAAGAGATGTTCCAGATTTTCAAAAAAAAGTTATTATTTATCGACGCTGTTGATCAGTTTGTCGAAGACAAAATTGTAGGTGAAAAGGTCTACTCAGAAAAGACGATTACCAACTACAAACAAAAAGCTAGGCTTTTGCGGCACATGTATATGAATAACAAAAATATTCACCTAGCAGAAATGAAGTATAGAGATCTAGAATCAATTAAAAAAAATCTACAGGAACAAAACTCGGCCCAATCTATCAACTTGAATTACCTGCCATTAATAAGGAGTACTTTCGACTACTTCAAAAAATGCGAGGTGATAAAAACAGTGCCAGAAATAGAGAATGTCCGCAATTATGAACCTAGAAAACTAGTCACATACCTTACAACTGAGGAATATTTTGACCTGCAAAATAAACTAGAGTCTATAGATAAGAGTCTACGGCAATCTAAAGCACTCTGGGAGGTAAAAATACTGATCCATACAGGTTTAAGACCCAGAGAATTAAAGAAACTAAAATGGTCTGACCTACATCTATCCCCTTACCATAAAATTAAAAAAATCTCTGTTCCACACACTTCCTATAATAAACTGGGTCGAAAAATACCTCTGTCCAGAAACGCTTTTGATATTTTTATGGCTATGCCAAGATTCGACAAACATTTTGTATCACCTTATCATAACGAAAAACCAGACGCATTTAGGCACGATCTTCGTAATATCGTAGAGAAATTTAATCTAACATATAAGGTTACACCCACCATATTCAGGCGTACTTTTGCAACTTGGTTAGCCTCTGTAGGAGGTGTTACAGTCCAGGCGCTTAAATCCTACATGGGTCACGAACATATTAAAACGACTATGGCCTATATCAACGAGGAAGCAGTTATTAAGAGCTGCGAATATATTGGGGATCTGGATATAGATTTTCTGAATCGTAAGGTTGCTTAAAACTAATAAATATTTGTTTGCGACTATGATTTTAGTCGCTTTTCAATGGGCAACATTTTTTTTAGTTTGTTCATTTAATCTTAGTTATTTAGTATCGATAATTATTTTTACTTTTATTTCCTTAACTAATGTGGGGATAGCTTATTTGTCTATCAAGCAGTGTTTTGTTTGGTTGCAAGTATCACGACTTTGTTTGTTTTTAAATTCGCCCATTTACATTGGTGTCTATGTGTCGTGTTTTATTTGTTCTTTCTGGTCTAGTTTTAATGCTTTTCTGTGGCCCGCTGGTGACATTTGGCTAGTTATATTTGGGGTTTGTTTACTGACGTTTTTATCTATTTTTATTGTTTACTTCTTAGCCTACTTTATAGTGATTATGTATAGATTAATCAGAAATAAATAAAGGGTTCACGCTACTATTCCACCCATTAGAAGTGTCTAAATCTGTATGCTTTATATTTGTATGCAGGTTCTTTGCGCCGTCTAATGTTCTTCCATTCCCTTTCTTTTTACCAAAAGTACCCATCGGGGACTGTACATAGTCCCTTGAATTAAACACGTTAATTAAATTAGCGTCACTGTCTAAATCGCTTCTATCTAATGTATGATCTGTCCTTTGTGGAGTACCTAAAATAACCATATTATCTATTTTTTTATCGCCATCGTAAGCTTGGGTAAATTCTTTTATTACGTTACCGCCGTGCGAATGTCCGACAACATTTAATTTTTCACCCTCTTTAAATTTGTGAGAGGACACTTTTTCTGCTAATTTTTTACCCACTAGATCTCTTTCTTCTTTAGAGTTCCGACCACTCCAACCATGTTGCTCAACCTCTTCGTTAAACGTATTTCCAATAGCGTCTAATAATTTAGGGTCCGTACTCTCTTTATTACTCCACGTACCGTGAACATATACGGTATAAGTTTGAGCATCTTGTACATCTTTAGTTTTGCTTTTGCCAGAGGCTAGAACTGCCTTATCTTGTGGTGATCTAGCAAAGGAATTACGGCCTTCTTTATTCACCTTAACGCCCTTGTATAACATTTCTCTCTCTAGTGCTTTGGAAGTGTGTTTTCCTGCGGCGTATGCGGCTTTGTCGTGTACTGTAGATACAC